GGATGAGAACAACATATTATTCCCAAGAGCGAGGTACGAGCTGGATGGTTGATGGTACAAATACAGGCAAATAGTAGAAAAGGCTATAAGACTATTGGGTGTGTAAGTGTAACGGTGTAACAGTGTAATAGTGTAATAAAATAATAACGTCACCCTTTGCAGGATGACGTTAGTGGAGAGTTATTTCTTAGGCTTAGCAGTAAGTTTAGCACGGATTTCAGCAGCTCTGGCGGCAGGTATGCCAAGGCGCTGTAGTTCACTGGCTGTCTCAGTTTCTGAGGTAGCCAAGGTTATCAGTGCCTTGTTGATAGCCAACTGTTCGGATTCCTGCAATATAATCCGATAGTCATCGGCTTGTCTTGCAATATGGAAGTCGAGGAAGTTGTTTGCATACGTTACCGCTTTGCTGGATGCTACGAGTATGTCCGTGACAGTGGACAGGGTAGCAGATGATGCAGCTTTGATGGTAGCCATGATGGTAGTCTCCGTAGTTAGGGCGGAATTGCCCATGACTGCGGTACGCAGGTGTAATAGGGGGTAGGTAGTAAAATACAAGTCCAAGCATAGGGGGGGTAGTTTTTGGAAACGGATGTTGGATTGTGTAACACCTAACTCACAAGTAGTAAAAAAATATTTTGCAACCCTCTGACTATTAATCAACCTAACTTGTAAGTAGCCACAAAAAAATTCAAAACCCTTTGTTGAATTATTAACCTATAATACATTTTATTCATAGCTTCGCCTATCCACCATGATCTTTCATCAGTAGGACAAACGTACAAACAAAACCTAGTAGACGTATCTGAGTGGATAAAGGGGAAGGATATTTTTCAGAGGGACGAAAACAAGAAAGAGAATCCTCAGCTAGAGTTTCATCAGTATGCAGTGAGCGGAGGACACTGTTGGTTCAAGGGTTTTATGAACCACCTAATAATGTCTCACTGCAATTCCGAATCTCTAAGGAGATGCTTCACGTTTGTCGGATAGACACTATGTAACTGATCGCAGGCAATCAGCCTTCATTGGTTCATTATATTAATCCCAACCAACGAAGATAGCTCCTATCTTCCTATTCCTGCTCAAGCGTTACTTTCACAGAACCCCCCGTAGGGTAGGAAATTTATATATGCTGTCCTCATCCTTGCTTGAGGTACATGGTAGTACTTCAACTCAGCGGTGGTATATCTCCCGAATTCGTTACTGAGTTATTGCTACAAGCAAGGCAGTCCCATTTGGACTCGACATGAAGAGGCTTCCTAGACCCCTTGAAGATAAGTCTAACACAACTCCTAAAGTAAGCACTGTCTTTTTTGCATTGTGCAGTACTAAGCTCGTAGGTAATAATGATTAATAATTACTCTACACTAAGTTTCCAGATAGGCTACACTACTGACTGCTTACACAGAATTGAGACTGCTGTATTTGAGCCAGTACAGAGAAAGATTCATGTAGGACACCAGAGGATTGAGTGAGTAACTGCTACAGTAGAAAGCCAACATTGCTGGAGAATACATTTTCTTTCTTGGCTCAAATGAAACCAAACTGTTTTTGTCCATAGCGGGGACATTAAATTGAGTCCATCCTTCTAGTATGAAGTTGTACACTCAGTCGGATTACAAGCTGTAGGATGATAGCTGTTTCCGAATATGCTTAGCGTAAGCCTCCGACATACTATGCAGCTTGAACAACTGCACTAAGTAGTATGTCTGACTTGCTGGGGCTATCCAGTGGAGGCGAGAACGTTTGGGGGTACGATAACCTCGTTTGGGTATTGTAAGCGCAAGTACCACAAGCCATCTACTTCATAGAGAAGAACACAGTCTCTGTGATAGCTATTGTCTTTTTTCCTTGGTTCAAGTCATACTAGCTATAATTCTTTGATGGAGATTTTATTCATGGCTCAGTTAGACTTACCCACAGTAAAGGCAGCACTCCCTACCAAGTATGCTAGTTTGGTTTCTCAAAATATTGTAGATACCCTTAACCAATTGGCAACAGACCCTCATTGGGCTGAGGTACTGCAAGAGAACTTTCTTAACTATGCTGGCATACTTAAGTCAGGTAGCTACACTATCCAACAATATATTGAAGCAATTACTTACGCCTCTCATAGAATGAAAGGCGATAGTAGACTAGAAGCTTATGCACATACTTTCCCACAGAAGTATGCACAATTGGTAAGTGCTGGAACCAGTGCTAGAGATATTAATGGTTTGGTTCAAAGCTACAATAACAATAAGCTTGTAAACAATATAGTGGAGCAAGCTGTTATTCCTTCATGGCTCTTGCATAACAGTGTCTTCAATGAAGCTATTGCTTGCCAAGCAGATTTAATGCGTAGTGCTAGTAGTGAGAAAGTACGTTGTGATGCCGCTAACAGCTTATTAACTCACTTGGCTCGACCTAAAGACATTGTTCCCCCTATCAATATCAATATTCAAGATAACTCTGGTATGGCAGAACTTAAAAGAGCAATGGCGGATATGGCTAATGCTCAACAGATTGCTATTCAAACTGGAGCTAGTAATACTATAACGATCGCCCAACATAAAATTATTCAAGGGGAGGTAGTTACTGATGAGTAATGTACTAGAAGTAAAAACTAAAGCACCTACTGTAGATGATTTACTGGATGCTGTGAATTACCAGTTTGATTCTTATGTCCCCAGTAAGTTTGCATTACTGTTCATGAACTTTATCAAGTTGGTAAATGGTAGTGAAGGTGAGAGTCATGCTACTCCTCCCATGCACTTAGAGATGCTGGATAAAATGGTAGGGGGTGGTGAGTATGTTGCTAACCTTTGTTTTCGTGGAGCCAGTAAGACAACAGTATTCGCTGAGTATCTGTTTTTGTTTGTTGCTGTGTTTGGTGAAATAGAGGGGATAGGCAAAATTGAAGGGGCAATTTATGTTGCTGACTCAATGGAGAATGGTGCTAAAAGTTTGAGAAAGAATATAGAATTCCGATATCAAAATTCTGCTTTCCTACAGTCATGGATTGAGAAGGCAACTTTCACGGATAACTACTTGGAGTTTAAGAGTAAGTCTGGTTCAAGATTAGGTGTCAGACTGTTCGGTGCTAAGGCTCTTGCTGTGGATACTGTGTTATACCTTGCGGGTGGAGGGGCTACTACAATTGGTAACTGTAATGTGGGGGATTTGATTGTAGGTGCTGACGGAAAACCTACGATGATTACACATAAAAGCGAGGTTTTTCATAAACCTATGTATGATCTCATGCTAGAAGACGGACGTTTTTTACAAGTTAGTGAAGATCACCTAAACCAAGTACATATCAAAAAGTTTGCTTCAGATAAGACGTTTAGTAGTTTCACTTTTGAAGAGAAGACCTTAACTACCCTAGAGCTACTACAGGAACAGTTCTCAGTACAAGACCCTAATGGGTCTAATAGACCGTTACTTTGGATTGAGAATATCAGACCTATGGTTCTACCTTACAACGAGAACTTGCTTATTGACCCTTATACCGTTGGAGTATTACTTGGGGATGGGTCAATGAACGGCAAGGCAACAGGACAAGTTCCTGTTGTGCTTACAGCACATAAAGATGACTGGCCTACTTATGAAGCTGCTCTACCTTATTCCCTCGGAAAAGCTTATGTAGACAAACGTAACTCTAATGTAATATGTCGTACAATTATCGGAATCAATCAGTTTATTTCTGCTCATGGTCTTTCTTCTCACGGTAATGACAAAAGCATTCCTGAAGATTATCTCTTTGGTTCTATTGAGCAGAGGCTTGCTTTACTCCAAGGTCTAATGGATACCGATGGAACATGTACTGTTGATGGTAAGGCAAGTTTCTCTTCCAATAGTAAGTTACTAGTAGAGGGAGTTATGTGGTTAGTCCGTTCTTTGGGAGGAACGGCAAGATGGGTATCATCAGGAAAGCCGCATCACTACAAAACAATGGTGAGGGTCAATATGCCTATGTTCAAATTGAAAAGAAAGTTAGATAGACAGAGACCATTAAAGAACAATATGGTTGCAATTAAGAATGTTATATTAAGTATTGACCAACCCAGTCAGTGTATTGCGGTAGACAATACTGAACGACAATTTGTAGCAGGTACTTCGTTGGTACGTACTCATAATACGGGTTTACGGGGAACTAAAATATTTGGTAAACGTCCTGTACTTGGAATACTAGATGACTTGGTATCAGATGAGGATGCTCGTAGCCCAACAGTAATGGAAGCCATTCGGCATACTGTATACCGTGGAGTGAATCATGCATTAGACCCTACTCGTAGAAAAATCGTTATGAATGGTACTCCATTCAACAAGAGTGATATTCTGGTTGAGGCTGTAGAATCTGGTGCATGGAATGTCAACGTGTATCCTGTGTGTGAAAGATTCCCTTGTGAGAGACATGAGTTCAAAGGTGCATGGGAAGAACGCTTTAGCTATGAGTATGTCTTGGCTCAATATGAAATGGCTAGAGATTCTGGACAACTCAGTTCATTCTACCAAGAGCTTATGCTACGGATTGCTACAGTAGAAGACCGGGTATTAGAAGACCATGACGTTAGATGGTATCCCCGTAGTTTATTGATGAAAAAGAAAAACGAATACAACTTCTATATCACCACAGACTTTGCAGTAAGTTCCAGAGCTACAGCAGACTTCACTGTAATAAGTGTTTGGGCACATAACTCTAATGGTGATTGGTTCTGGGTAGATGGTATCTGTAAAAGACAGACGATGGACTTAACCGTTAATGATCTTTTTATCTTGGTTCAACGTTACAAGCCTCTTGGAGTGGGTATAGAAATCAGTGGTCAGCAAGCAGGATTTATTAGTTGGGTGCAGACAGAAATGCTGACTCGTAGTGTATGGTTCAACTTTCTTAGCAATACTGGTTCAACTGTACCGGGTATTAGACCAATAGGGGATAAGCTTTCCCGCTTTAGTTTAGTAGTTCCTTGGTTCAAAGCAGGAAAGATTTACTTCCCAGAGGAGCTAAGAACATCTACTATTATGGGTATACTGATGAGTCAGTTGCGGATGGTTACGCTTTCAGGTATCAAAGGTAAGGACGATTTCTTGGATACCATTTCTATGCTTGCTGCATTTACAGCGTGGAAACCGTATGATACGTCAGAGATAGTTCGTAAGGGTGAGATTAATGATGCAGGCAGAAATGTCTGGGAAGAGTCCTTTGAACCAGAGAGAGATTACTCTCCACTTTCTTCGTACATTGTGTAGGATAGTACATGACAACTTTAACTAATATTCTGACTGACTTATCCCATGGTGTACTGAGTAACTTACGCTTAGGTAACTCAGGTGACGGGAGCATTGACGAGAAACATTTGCCTAAAATTATGGTTTATATCAACGATGGGCTTACTAAGCTGTATGGTAAATTTGCTCTACGGCGTAAGTCTATGGAGATTACTGTTGCTGCTGGGGATAGTGAATTCAATCTTCGTAGTGGTGCTGTTGATTTCTTGAAAGTCATTGGAGTAGAGAGATATTCTACAGATGGGGAGTATCATAAAGTTCCTCTCAATGACAGCACTGCCAGTTCTGTTACAGTTGATTCCACTTACCCCGGTGTAGCCAATCAAGTATTGGAAGGTGTATTCACCCCAGCAATTGATATTCTACAAGTTCCTGTTGATACCCAGCTTGATACTACTTACAGAGTTCACTACCAAGCAAGACACTCTACCTTAGTAGTTGGTGATCTTGGTTCAAAAGAGATTGACCTACCAGATGTTCTGTATGAAGCACTGACGATGTATGTTGCTTANCGTGCATATATGGGAATGAATACTCAAGAAGCTATTGCTACTGCTTCTGCATACTTGAGCCAATTCAAAATAGCATGTGATGATGTGATTTCAGTGGATACAGTATCTCAGTCACAGAGTAACACTAATACCCGTTTCCAGAATAACGGTTGGGGCTGAGCTAGTGATTATTCCTAGAATTGTCGTACCAGAGTCTGTGCATTGTGGCATGAAAGTAAGTGCCACAGTTGCTGAAATTGCTGTACCCGATTACGGGGAATGTCCTTACGAACTCATCCCTCGATACAAAGAGGGATACAGTACTGCAATTGTGACAGTACTACCTACAATGATTGCTGCTCCCCGTCCAACGTTACAAGATGATTCTGGTCTTAGTGAAGGAAGAGTACCAATACTCATTGATGTATTGGCTAATGACCCAGTTCCTCCGGGAGATGTCTACACTATTTATGGCTTTACTCAACCTTCTCATGGTTCAGTTATCCAAGAAGGGACACAGTTACTCTACACTCCACTTAGTAACTTTGATGGAGAAGATTCGTTTACTTACACTGTGGTAAACATTTTAGGTGGGAAAGAAACTGCTTCAGTGAGTTTGGTTGTTACCCCCTTATACTACAGATATGCTAGTGGTAGTTATGCTTTAGACCCAACTGATGCAGTTACATCTTCACTATCCATCTTGGGAGGCATTCAAGGAATAGTTTATCAGCCTAAAATTGTAGAAGGTATTGAGCCAACACTAACAGTTCTAAGTGGTAGTTATCCTTACATGGTTCGGTATCTTTCTGCTTCTGGTTCAGATGATGCAATTACTACAGACTTTTCTATATTAGGTGGGAGTTACCCAGTTAGAGTTGTGTACCATACAGTAGGTACTACTGGTTTGAACGATGAACAGGGTGCAGTATTCCCTGATGCAGTAACA